GCTGCAAGACTTGCCCTGCCGAGTGCAACAGCGGTCACGACTGCGAGCACGACATCAACCCGGATGGGATGGACTGCGTGTGGTGGAACAGCATCGTGCGGGCGATGAGAGATGACATGATATACGATTCACAACCCGACCACCTGAAGAGGTGGCTGGACAAAATGATGAGCTTATGAAAGTGACTTATACAAGGATCAGGGTTGACGGCGATGTTGAGGTGACGGAGGACGTGCCTCAGTCTGACCTTGACCTCATTGCCGAGGCTGAGGGTCTGGAGTGGGGTCAGATTGCCTGCCGCCACATGGAGGACGAGGCTCAGACGGAGTGGGTGAAGAGGCGGATACACTCCATGATGGTGAGGGGCTACCGCAGGGAGGAATCCCGTTGCGGATGCTTGTGAGAGATATATTTTTTTAATTTTTTAAAACTGATAGAAATGAAAGCGATTGAAAGACTTATCGGAAAGAGAGTGATTATCCGCTCTGACAGGGCGGGAGTGTTTTACGGCACGCTGAGCGAGGCTGAGCCTTGCGGAGACAAGTACACGGTTGGGCTGACGAATGTGCGGAGGCTTTGGTATTGGGATGGGGCGGCTTCGTTGACGCAGCTGTCTGAAGAAGGTGTGACAAGACCTGATGAATGTAAATTTACAATGTGGCAGGACAGCCTTGTGGTCGCTGGGGTGATTGAGTTCCACGATGTTAAGGAAAATGCTCAGGAAGTAATAGAAAATGTGCGTATATGGAAGCGTTAGAAGAGAAAATTAAATATTTCCTGTCGTTGAGTCATGGCTCTGGCGATGGCTCTGGCTCTGGCTATGGCTATGACTCTGGCTATGGCTCTGGCTATGGCTCTGGCTATGGCTCTGGCTATGGCTATGACTCTGGCTCTGGCGATGGCTCTGGCGATGGCTCTGGCGATGGCTATGGCTCTGGCTCTGGCTATGGCTATGGCTCTGGCTATGGCTCTGGCTATGGCTCTGGCTATGGCTCTGGCTATGGCTATGACTCTGGCTCTGGCGATGGCTCTGGCGATGGCTATGGCTATGGCTATGGCTATGGCTCTGGCTATGGCTCTGGCATTGAAGCCATAAACGGCAAAAAGGTTTATATGGTTGACGGCATTCAGACTGTCATCACCAATGTGCACGTCAATCTTGCAAGAGGATTCATCCTAAATAATGACCTCACTCTCACCCCAACTTATATTGCCAAATGCGGAAATTTCTTAGCTCATGGTGAGACTGCTGTGGATGCCATGAGGGACGCAAGAACGAAGTACGAAGACAATCTTCCTGTGGATGAACGTCTGAGACTGTTCAGGGAGACTTTCCATGATTGGGATAAAAAGATTCCTGCGAAAGAGCTGTTTGATTGGCATCACAGGCTGACGGGTTCTTGCGAGCAAGGACGGATTGCATTCTGCAAGGAGCATGGTTTGGATTGGATGAATGGCGAGTACTCCGTCAATGAGTTCATTGAGCTGACCAAGGATGCATACGGCGGTGAGATAATCAGGAGACTTGTCGAATGAGATATACCCGACCGCTGGCTGTCAGTGTAGTTTAATGGTTTTAACGTGTTCTGTTTTTCGGCACGCTGGCGGTCGGGGTTTTGTTTAACTTTAAAAGTAAAGATTATGGAATTGCTGACGGTTCCTGGAGTGCCGAACTACAGGGTTGACGTTGAGAATGGCGTCGTGTATAAGCTGGCGTACGGAAGGCTGAAAGAGGTTAAGATGCGGACGAAGTACAAGTCGTTCACCCTACAGGTGGGTGGAAGGACTGTTGGCACGACACTGTACAGGATGATGTACTGCGCCATCAATCAGATAGAACTGACGAAGATACCGCCTGACATCTGTATTAGCATGGAGGATGGGAAGTTGGTTGTGCAAGACCGCAGGATGGTGAGGATGAAGACTGAGGTGGCGAAGAAAAGGACGAAGGAAAAGATGGAGCGGGTGAAGTCGGACATGGATTTGATTGAGAGGTATTACCGTGGTGATGTGGAACCGATGCTTGTCTATCTCGGCAAGGTGGAGAAATCTCTGACGTATCACTTTATTGAGGTGAAGGGTATATGCCGTGACCGGGCGGAGATAATTGTCGGGAATGCGGTCAACAAGTATCTTGACAAGCTCAGGGATGGAGTTGATTCTTTCCGAATAAGAAGTAGCATAATTGGTCTTGCGTATCATGAGAACAAGCGAATTTCGGATGCGATTAGAGTTGATAAACAATATGTTTTTGAAAAATTATATAAATGTGAAGATTATGATTTGTGTGCAATGTAAATTTTACCAGAGGGGCAATGGGTATTGCTCACTGAGAGACCAGGACTTTGCTCCCCACGCAGGATGTGACAAGGGCAGGAGCAAGTGGGATGATGATGACGAGTGCTTCTCGGACGATGAGGACGAGGATGGCGATTGGGATGATTGAGTTGTTCACGAAAAAGATTTCGTGAGCAAAAAAACGAAGTAAACGATGAAATAACCATTATAAAGATTAAAAATAAGAAGGAAATGAAAAATGAATAGATATCCTACTTGGGCTGAAGAATATGCCTATATTGATGGGTATGAGGATGGTCGTTATGAGGGCTATAAATATGCTTTTGAAAAAGCTGTAGAATGGTTGGAAAATCACAATGACTATATTGACGTAAAAGATGGCAATGTTACTTATTTCGATATGGAAAAATGCGTTGAGGATTTTAGAAAAGCAATGGAAGGAGGTAAAGAATGAAAAAGTTAGGATTTATTTTAATTTGTTTAATGCTATTTTCTTGCTTTGATAATGAACAAGAAGGCGCACTTCGTGGCTCACTCGTTTGAGGAGTTTGAACCGCGGAAGGGGTTCAGGTGCCTGGAGTGGGTGCGGCTGCTGGGATAAGGATTGGGATTTGCAGTTGCGTTGGCAACGCAACAGACGGAACGGAGTTATTTGACAATTATAAAAAACGAAAAAAAGATGGAAGAAAGACAGGAATTGCTTGAGCATTGGAAATGGATTGTGATGGCGGTGTTTCAAGCCGAATACAACATCGGACAACGTGGCGAACGCATCAACAAGGAAGCCGAAGACAAGGAGAAGGAGGCTGACCGGTGGGTGACGCTGGTTGCGGATGAAATATTAAGTAAAACTTTAAACAACGAAGAAGATGATCTGGAGAAGGAGCAACAGGATTGAGCTTGACCCCGACAAGATGGGCAAGGAGGAAATCAGGCAGTACAACTGGTATATGTTCGTGCTGTACAACATCATATTCGTGAACGACACGGCGGTCGGGAGTTTCTACGAGCTGCTGGCTGAGCTTGACAGGCATCCCTATCTGATGAGGGGCAGGGTGAAGTTCAGAGCGAGGGTTCTGAGGGAGCACATCAAGGCTTACAACAGGAAGAACGACCACAGGGCGTTGAGCGGTGGGGAGTTTATAGCGAACATCAACGAGGAGTTTGAGGAGATGCTGGAGGGCGACCTGGAACGACTGTACTACACTACGCTGAACTACATGCACAAGCTCCGCATCCGTGAGCCTGAGTTGCAGGCGAGGATGGTGCTTGCGGACACGTTCGCCAAGGGAATGGTTCGCAACGTGGAGGAGTGTGTGAGGAAGGCGAGGGGTGACTTGGACGCGATTTACCTCAGAAGCATCCGTGGGCTTGCGGAGCATGACGTGAGTAACGCCTGCCTCCAGCTGGTGGATGAGGTGGAGAAGGTGTTCCGACATGACGAGAAATTGCCTGTGCTTGATGGCGAGCTTTCGATTTACCAAGGATTCCAGACGATCATGAACAAGCTGGGCGATCCGGACAGGATTCTGAGTGTGGTTGAGAAATGGGGAGGGATGGAAGTGAATGACAAGAAGGACGTGCCTGTCGGTGCGGATAATGTTGAAAATATAAACACTGAACGGAAATGATGGACGAGATGGAATATTACGATGCCGGTATCAAGGTCGGCAAGAAGTATGAACAGAAGCGGATTCTGCGGTTCCTGGAGGAGAAGAAAAAGCGGAACGCCAAGGTGGTGAGCATAAGCGAGCTCACGGAGTGGATTGAAAACAAAAGAATAGATGACAAGAATGTATGACTGCGTCATAGGGATAGACCCAGGAGCCGCTGGTGGCATGGCGGCATTGGTGGACGGCTGCGTGTCTGTATGCAAGATGCCACGCAATCCGTCTGACATCTCAACATTCCTGCAATACTACAAGGAAAACTTCAATCCTGTGGTATTCATAGAGAAACTTGCCATCAGGCGTGACGACCTGACCGGGGGCAAGGTCTTCCGCATAAAAAAAATGATAGCGAACTATGAACAGCTCAAGGCGGTCATCTCTCTGTCAGGGCTTCCGTATTGCGAGATACATCCGCTTACATGGCAGAGCCGTCTGAATCTCAGACAGGCTGGCGAGGAGAAGCCTCACAGGAAAAAACGCTACAAGGACGTCGCACAGCTGGCATATCCATCAGTGAATGCCACCATGTGGAACTGCGACGCTCTTCTGATCATGCGGTGCGGAGACACCATGCTGCGGTCTGGAACTAAGAAGGACGCAAGATGGATGGCAGAAAACCTCGTAAGGACTAATGAAGGCAAAGGATTTTTCTAATTGTATAACTAAAAAAAAGAACAAATGAAAGTAAGAAAAAAAACAATGTATGACGTCGTATTCTGGACGTTCGTGACTATTACAATCGTGTGTTACTTCTGGGGGCTGTATTCGCTCGTCAGGTGGATCATAAGCCTTTTCTGACATGGAAGGACAGGAGCGAGAGTTTAATTTCACCGGCAGCAGTGACGGGCGTACGTTCGCCCTCACTGTCCGCCAGCCTTACGCTCAGATGCTCTCAACAGGAGAGCGCTGCGTCGAGATCCGTTCCAGAAGGACGCAGTACCGTGGAGATATCCTCGTCTGCTCCACGCAGCGCTACGCATATAGGGGCATGGAGGCAGGGTGCGTCTGCGGTGTCGTCGAGCTGTGGGCATGCAAGCCAGTCGCAGAGCTCACGGAGACGGAATGGGCGCAGACGAGGATTCCGGTAAGCAGGCGCAGCAGCATCAGGCATGGGTGGGCTTGGATGTTCCGCAATGCCAGGAGAGTGGTGGAGTATCCTGTACACACTCCACGCAAGGCATGCCGGATTGACTTCAACATGGACGACCTCTACACCTATCCGAAGGTGCTATATGTGGACAAGATAGGACTAAAGTCTTGAACACTTGAGCAAGACATGAATATATGCTGATAGACGATTCCATCCACATCAGGACAGCGGTCTGCGCACAGTGCGGACTGCGGAAGCCGTTGTCTGAGTTCTACTGCTCCCGGGCTGGCAACGGGAAAGTCTACGCATGCAACATCTGCAAGACATGCAAGCGTGAGCGCTCACGGGAGCATTACTACCACGGCTTGCAGGTCAAGCGGAGATATGTCCGTAACGATGACGGTGAGAACCAGCCGGAGACATACGAGGTGAGAGGGAGGACTGTGTACGCCCGGATCATCTTCTACGACAGCAAGTACAAGCGCTGGAGGAACGAGTGGCTGCCGATTGCTGAAATGAGGACAGAGGTGGACTGCTACCAGCTCATATCTGTGTGCAGGGATTTTCCCACGGCGCACATCAAGCGCATGGCAGCACGGTATCTCGACAGTCACGGGATGACCCTCGAGGACATCATTGGAAAGTGATTTTTGCTTTTTTGAACCGCTTTTGTTTCCTTTGCGGAAAACGCAAAAAAATAGACCCGGATGGATATAATTACACTCTATAATGACGACTTCCGCACCCGCTGCGTCAACATGTGGACAGACGGGAATTCCATCGACACTATTGCTGAAGAGCTCGACATTCCGCAGGAGGAAGTGATGGATATTCTTGCTGAGGACGCATCAATCGGATAATTCCTTATTTGGATTTTGTCTAAATAAAAATAATAAAACATAACAAAAATAACAAGTATAACATTTGTTACAAGTGATAACATTTGTTATAAATCAAGGAAATAAAGGACACAAAAAACGTATAACGTGACAAATTGAATAACAAAAATAACAAACATAGCAAATATAACAAAAGGTAACAAAAATAACATTTGTTATAAATTGCAAAATTTAACCCACAAAATCCCCATAAAAATGGCAAAAATCGGTAAAATTGCAAAATTCCAATTCAAAAAAAAGGAAGAGAGGGGGGGACTATAGGGGGGGAGAGATAGATTATTAACTCTTAAATTTAATATATATAAATAAATAATTATTATTTAAGCTCGAAAATTAAAATTTCAGTATTATGGCGAAACTAAAATCTATAGATGACTTAAAATTTGACGAACACAATTTTAACAAGCATACTAAAGATGGTATGTCGTTGTTGGAGAAGAGCGTCAGAGAACATAATTTCGGTAGGTCTATTCTGGTCGACAAAGACAACAACATTATTGCTGGTAACGGAATTGTCGAGACCGCAAAAAAATTGGATAAGACCAAAATCAAAGTCGTTGAGACAAATGGCGATGAGTTGGTTGTGGTCAAGCGGACGGATGTTGACATTAACTCTAAAGCTGGACGAGAAATGGCTCTTGCTGATAATGCGACATCAGCAAATGACCTCGCATGGAACGAGGAAGAGCTTGCACTCGCTGAGAAGATGTGGGATGTGGATATCGCAGGATGGGGGGTAGATTCCTTTAAGGAAGAGCTGGACGCATATCGAGAAGCAGAGGAAGACGGCTATGCAGAGAATGACAATGTCATCGAACCAGTAGTGAAAAATGGTGAGTTATGGCAATTAGGAGAGCATCGCCTTTATTGTGGAGATTCAACGAAAATAACAGATATTCAAACACTTATGGGGGGGGTGGTTGCAGATTTATGCGTTACAGACCCGCCGTATAATGTCGACTACGAATCAGCAGATGGGAAATCTATCGCAAATGACAATATGGGAGACGATGCTTTTATTCAGTTCCTTACTGATTCATTTGTCAATATATCTGAAGTTCTCAAGGATGGCGGTGCTTTTTACATCTGGCACGCAGATTCGCAAGGGCTGAATTTCAGACTTGCTGCTGAAGCTGCTGGCTTAAAGATAAGACAATGCCTTGTGTGGAATAAAAACTCATTTGTTCTTGGCAGACAAGACTATCAGTGGAAACATGAGCCATGTCTATATGGGTGGAAAGATGGAGCAGGGCATTATTTCTGTCATAGAAGAGACTTAAAAACAGTTCATGAAGATAAGCTCGACTTTGATGAAATGAAAAAGGAAGACATGAAAAAACTGTTGGAGGATATATATAGCTCATATCCTGTAACTGTAATAAATGAGGATAAGCCTTTGAAAAGCGAGCAACACCCGACAATGAAGCCTGTGAGAATGATTGGTAATCTAATAACGAACTCAAGCAGAGAAAATGAGGTAGTTCTTGATGCGTTCGGAGGGTCAGGCACAACACTTATAGCGTGTGAGCAGCTTAATAGAAAATGCCGCATGATGGAGTATGATCCACACTACTGTGATGTTATCATAGACAGATGGGAAAAGCTCACAGGAAAGCAAGCGGTTAAAATATATTAAATAAAAAAATATGACTAAACTCAAAGACAAAATTATAACTAAAGGAAAGGGCAGGAGTAAATTGTCCCTGGATCTAATAAACACAATCTATAACTGGGTTTGTGTTAACGGTCTTGTCGATGATTACGGAGCGACAAAAAAGTCTTTGTGTGATGCTATCGCAATATCTGATGAGACTTTACGGAGATGGGAAAACGGGAAAGGAGAACTGAATGTGGCTTTAATGGATTCAATAAAAAATGCAAAAAAAATTTTTCGTCTGAACCGAAATAAAGCTGTTGTAAATTCTCTTTTTAAACGTGCCACTGGATATACAGCGAGAAGAACGAAAACAGAGATGAAGCCAAAGAACGGACAGCCACAAATTTCTAAACAGATTGTCGAGGAGTATGATGTCCCGCCAGATACTGGTGCTGCCATATTCATTTTGACGAACACAGACCCAGATAACTGGCAGAACAAGCAGAATATTGTTGCGAAGGAAACGAAGGAAACTAAAATCAAGGTCGATTCAGACGCTGAGATACTGGACGAGATCCCTGCCGATGTGCTTGCAGACATCACTGAGACATTGCAGCTGGCTCTGCAGAGAAAAGAAAACAAGTCGGATGGTAATGGCTAAGGGAAGCACGCAGACGTCACGCAGGAGAGCACCGCAGGAGCCCTGGATGGCTCACAAGTGCGGAGAGTGTTCTGTGGGTGTTCCGGACTACACTCCGATCAACATGGCTCACGACGGGACGCCCATCTGTGTCGTCTGCCCTCATCACAAATACAAGCGGCTGAGGAACGAGCGGGCGTGCAGCCTGTTCCGTGAAAAGCCTGGAATTAAAAAACAATAAATCGATGGTAAAGACTCTAACAGACATCGCATCAGTGTTCGTGGTGGTGTGCGCCCTGATGGCTGTCATATCATACACCATCCGGAGAGGAGGAGAAGACGATGACGAGAGGGAATGACATGCAGGAGCTTGTTCTCAGGATGCGTGACGAGATCGTGAGAAGAGGAGCGAGGACGAGGCTTGACTGTTTCGCCAGGTTCTGCATGCCGTCATTCGTGACGCAGCCGTTCCACCGGGTATATTACGGCGTGCTTGACAGGTTCGCACACGGAAAAATCAGGAGGCTCATCATACAGATGCCGCCGCAACACGGCAAGAGCCAGGGCTCGTCGAGGATGCTCCCGGCGTTCATCATGGGCTTCAATCCAGACGCCCGGATCTGCATCGGCTCATATTCACAGACCATAGCCAGGGACTTCAACAGGGATGTGCAGCGCATCATGGACAGCCAGGAGTACAGGCAGCTCTTTCCGTGCACGAAGCTCAACGAGGGGACAGACGGCAACTACCAGCGCAACTCTGACGTCATCGAGGTCGTCGGTCATTCAGGCTCCCTGCGTGTCGTGGGTCGTGGCGGCTCCCTGACGAGCAAGACGGTTGACATCAGCATCCTCGACGACGTGTACAAGGACTACATGGAGGGCAACTCTCCGGTGATCCGTGAGGCTGCCTGGAAGTGGTACACGACCGTAGTGCGGACACGCCTCCACAACACCTCGCAGGAGCTCATCGTGTTCACCCGCTGGCATGAGGACGACCTGATAGGACGCATCGAGCAGAGCGGCGAGCCGATAGTGGACGCCAGGACGTGGGAGGACGTCGACACGCTTCCGGAAGGAGCATGGCTGAGAATCAACTTCGAGGCGCTGAAGACAGGTGAGCCTACGGAGCTGGATCCACGTCAGGAAGGCGAGGCGCTGTGGGAGGAGAGGCACAGCCGAGAGAAGCTGGAGGCGCAGCGGGTGCTCGATCCTGTGCAGTTCAATTGCCTGTACCAGGGAAATCCAGGTGGAGCTGAAGGCAGGCTGTATCAGCCGTTCAGGACATGGGTGGACAGGGAAGACTGGGGTACACTCATCCGGACTGGCTGCTATGTCGACGTGGCTGATGAGGGTAGCGACTACCTGTTCGCTGTCTGCTACGAGGTGCGCCGGAGCCAGTCGCAGGTATGGAACGAGCAGAAGCGCAGGTTCGAGCCGCTGCTGTTCGCCCTGGTGCTCGACATGGAGATGACAGACGAGCCGACTGAGGTCACGACCGCCACGATTCCAAACCTGATTAACAGGAACAACGTCCAGAAGGTCTGGGTGGAGAGCAATGCCGGAGGCTCTCAGTTCGAGAAGGCGATCAGCAAGAAGGTGCGTGCCATGACGCAGCCGTTCCACCAGGGCGGGAACAAGGAGAGCCGGGTGCTCACATGCTCAGCCATGGTTAACGCTCAGGTCATCATGCCGTTCGGATGGGAGAGGAGGTTCCAGCGCATACACGAGCATCTGATGACATTCCTGCGCAACTTCAAGGCTAACCGCCATGACGACCCGGAGGACGCACTTACTGGCGTGTACGAGAAGGAGCTGGCAGACGGTAACTTGATGCCATACGGACACCAGCAGAGGGGAGTTGTCAGGAGGAACTGACATTCTTTGGAAAAACAATTTTTGTTTTCGCATGAAAAAACATTATATTTGCGGACGATCAGCAATCAGCAGAGGGTAAGTTGATGCATGATTTGATTTTATTCTATTCACAAATCAAAAAAACCAATCAAATTATGAGTATCTGTAAGTGCCCGGCTGCAACAGCATTGCCATCCATCGACGCAGTAACCTGCGGTGAATCCTTCGGGCAGATTCAGAAGGTAGCCTTCTGCAGGCTCACATCTGGTGGCGGCGTAAAAAACTCCTTCACTTCTGAGAGCGACATCAAGCTTAAGGCTTCATGGACAGCGAAGACAAGCGCAGATGATTCGACTAAAATCGTGATATCCCCATATATCCAGGCTCCGACATCAGAGGCAGGCGCTGCCCGCACCTTCGGTGGCGGTAACGAGACCCTTGGAGGCGTGGAGGAAATCATCGGTCGTGAGCCGACCACATTCAACGCAGCCCTTCGCCGTATCCCTCAGTCAATCATCAAGCAGCTCAAGGAGCTCCAGTGCGAGAGCTGGAACGACAACCTCGGCGTGTTCCTGTTCGACGACAACGGCAACATCGAGGCAATCAAGGACGAGACAACAGCGACGACCTTCTACCCGATTCCAATCCGCTCACTGTTCATCGGAGACAAAAAACACGGAGGATTGGAAGAGCCGGACAACAACGCAATCAGCTGGACTTTCCTGCCTAACTACAGCGACAACCTCGCCATCGTGGCTCCGACAGACTTCAACCCGTTAACTGATCTGTAAGCCATGAACGCCAAGACCACCATGATCCCGCTTAAGTGCGACGCCCTGGGTGGTGTGGTGCGAGACTTCGAGTACAGCCACGCAGAGCGGCTGCTGAGAATGAAGGACAACGGAGGCTGGGTGCTCGCCTCCAATGATTACGAGTATATCAATGGCAATATCATACGACGACATCCGGAAGAGGCTCCGGGAAAACAGAAGAGGCGCAACCGTAAGTAAGGCGGTGCGCCATCAGAACCGCATCAGGTTCCACGCACAGACGGAGCTCTCCGCTTCTCTGGCTCAGCCTACTGCGGACTTCCTGGCGTTCGTCTCCAACCTGATACCTCACGACAAGTTCAAGCTGTTCAAGGAGATGTTCCGCTATCCTCTCAAGACCAACGAGGTGACGGGCATCTGCTTCGACAAGCTGAGCCGTGTGTTCGACGGACGGAACCCTGCCTTCGAGTATGACTTTGCCTCTCCTGAGGATCGTGACGACTGGGAGGACTACAGGCGCAGCCGCCTCAATGAGCCGGAGATCTGGCACACGGAAGGGTGGGAGCGCTTCAAGACTGACATCAACTCAGTCCTCGTCGTAGACCTCCCTGAGCATCAGGACGGAGAGAGACCGGAGCCTTACTTCTACTGGCTGCCGATTGACTGCGTCCTTGATTGGGACGGGCACGGTGACGACCTCGACCACATCGTCTTCACGACAGACCACGACAAGCGCATCGCTGTGATTGACGACACGTCATACAGGATCTACACAAGGGACGCAGGGCGCAACATAGGCAGCCTTGTGAGCGAGCATCCGCACGGGCTCGGTTTCTGTCCTGCCAGGTTCTTCTGGCAAGACGCAATTTCCCTGCGTGATCCGTACATCAAGCAGTCAGTCCTCACCAAGGAGCTTGAGAGCCTCGACTGGTATCTATTCTTCCACATTTCCAAGCGTCACCTCGACCTGTACGGCAGCTATCCGATATATTCCGGGTACGAGCAGTCCTGCGACTTCTCGAACGCTGAAAACGGCGACTACTGCGACGGCGGTTACCTGAAGAACAAGCAGGGCTATTACAAGCTCGACACCGCAGGGCTCCCGTGCAGGTGTCCGAAGTGCGGTGACAAGCGCATCGCAGGCGTTGGCTCGTTCGTCGAGGTTCCGATACCTGTGGAAGGTCAGCCAGACCTGCGCAACCCTGTCCAGATGCTGTCCGTAGACCGTTCCTCGCTTGATTACAATGTCACAGAGGAAGAGCGCCTGAAGGATGACATCATCGCCTCAGTGGTCGGCATGCAGGAGGAGCAGATGAGCACGCAGGCTGTCAACGAGAGCCAGGTGCGTGCCACCTTCGAGAGCCAGTCAACCATCCTCAACAGGGTGAAGAAGGGATTCGAGGCTGCGCAGAAGTTCGTCGACGACACAATCTGCCGACTGCGCTACGGCGCCTCGTTCTCCGGGTCTGTCATCAACTACGGGACTGAGTTCTTCATCTACTCAGCGAGCGAGCTCCGGGAACGGTACAAGACAGCGAAGGAGAGCGGTGCGAGCGAATCAGAGCTCGACGCCCTGCAGAATCAGATCATCGAGACGGAGTACAGGACGAACCCTGCCAAGCGTCACCGTCTGATGCTGCTCTCAGAGCTTGAGCCGTACCGCCACCTGACGAGAGACGAGATGCTCACCCTGTACCGTGAGGGCGTCGTGACCTCAGACGAATTGAGACTTAAGCTTAACTTCATGGCTCTGATCCGCAGGTTCGAGCGTGAGAACACCAACATCCTTGAGTTCGGAAGCGCAATCCCTTACGAGAGGAAAATCGAGATAATCAAGGCGACACTGGACGGCTACGCCAAGGAAAGCGCAACCGACAAGGAAAATGAAGGGACGGAGACGTCCGGCGCCGCAAGTGTTTAAAAAAAACAACAAAAAATCCATGCTAATCAAGACAGACGACGGCAAGCTGAAGGACGTGGCTATCGAGCAGGTGGAACCTGAGAACTACATCGTCCCGGAAGGCGAGGAGGAGCTGTACCACATCAAGCAGGAGGTGGTGCTCTTCTCACAGTCCACAGGCAGGCGCATGTCCCGTCCACGCATCCAGATATACGATGCGAGGATATGGGAGCAGACGATGCGCAGACAGTTGAAGCTCGGCGGTTACACAGTAACAGTCCTCCACGATCCGACGGAAGCCATCAAGGCAAGAAAGGAACGTGAGCAGAAAATGCGTGAAGGGCTCAAGCCTAAGAACGCAGCCGCCAGGAAGAGAGAGTTTGAAGATGCAGTTCAGAAGGCTGTAGCCGCAGAACTTGCGAGGTTGACAAAAAAAACAATTTCAAAGGGTAAGGAATCAAATGCTGACCAAGGAACTACTACAGCAGAATGACGCTCTGTCCGCACTGACGGACGAGCAGATAGGCGTCATCGAGAATCTCTCGAGAAACGACGAGAACCAGGTGATAGGTAACCGCTTCGGCGAGGTGTACAGAACTTTTGACGAGAACATCGCCAAGGCTTCCGGCATCCAGAGGGACGGAGACGAGAAGACGTATGTGTACCTCGATCGTGTCCTCGGATCACTCAAGTCAGGGAAGACAGAAGCGGAGAAGCAGGTCGCAGACCTGACGAAGGAGGTGGCACGCCTCAACAAGGTCATAGCAGACGGCAGCGCAGACAGCGAGAGCAAGAAAGCGCTGGCGCAGGCGCAGAAAGACCTGCAGTCTATAACGAGCCAGTACAACACGCTGAAGGCTGACCACGACCAGTCCGAAGAGCGCCACAGGAAGGAGCTCTTCTCGCTGCAGATAGACGCAGAGCTTGGAAGCGCCAAGACTGGGCTCAAGATCAAGCCGGGAATCCCTCAGACAGTCTCGGACATCATCATCAGACAGGCGACGCAGGCGGTCAAGGAGATGAACCCGGGATATATCGACGACGGCAATGGCGGCAAGGTTCTCGCATTCAAGGACAAGGACGGAGCCGTGCTCCGCAATCCTGAGAACCAGCTCAATCCATACACCGCTGGAGAGCTTCTACGCTCAGAGCTCAAGAAGATGGGCATACTTGACGATGGAGTCCACCAGACAGGGACAGGGACGAGAGCTGAGGAAGGCGGCGGTACAGACGGAGCCGTGGACGTCAGCGGAGCAAGGAACCAGCAGGAGGCTTACGACATCATATCCAAGCAGCTGCTCAGACAGGGGCTTGTCAACGGTTCCCAGCGGTTCCAGGAAGCCATGAATGAAGCATGGAAAACAAACAACGTGGCATCGTTGCCTAAGGCATAGCCACATAAAGCGGTCAGAGGGTCAGACCTGAGCAACAGTTCAATTTTAAATCATCCAAAAAAAACTAAGAACTATGAGTTTAGTAGCAACAAGACTTCAGAGCTGGCGGGTCGAGAATCCGGCACTTGACCGTAACATGACCCGTCCGCTTGAGTACGGAGCACTTGACTTCTTCGTGGGTCAGACTTACGCTCCCAACTCCATCATCTCTCCTGAGCTCCGTGACCGTGCCTTCGCAAGCATGGGCAACACCGTCCAGGTTCCAGTGATCAATTACGACGGAGACGTCACAGTAAGCAACACCCGCTCATGCGTCATCGCAGACGATGAGAACACTTCGGCATTGTACAATGTCGTGTGGACTACCTACTCCGTGGGCTTCACTATGGTTCCGGCTGCATATCTCAACAACGAGATCAGCTACGACCATGACTTCGCACGCAAGATGGAGAAGGTCTCCCGTGCTCTCGCCTCAGCTCTCGACACCGCAGCAATCGCAGCGCTCGAGGCTAACAAGACACAGGTGTTCAAGGATCAACTCAACTACACCGTGACTGGCAACGTTATCAAGGTCGGCACACCTCTCGCAAGTGAGATTGTCGGAGACGTCAACCCAATCATGCGTGCCAACGCATATCCTGAGCAGATCCACGTTGTAGGCAACGCAGGTGCTGACTCTCTCGTCCGCAAGCTCGCCCAGCACGGCTTGTACAATGACGTCAGCAAGAAGCTTGAATGGGAGGGAAAGGTGTTCCACTTCACCACCAACCTGGCGAACGCTGCCGGCGATTACGCATCCTTCTACGCAGTTGCAGACGGCAACGTCGGCGTCCTCACCCGTGTAGACCGTGAGGCACTCCTCGGCACCAAGGCTAACTTCCACGAGTGGGCAACTGTAAACCTCCCTTACATCAACCTCCCTGTCGGCTCTCACTACTACACAGCCGTAGGCGACCAGTCCGCAATCGCCGGAGATGCGACAGCAGACCTCACCTGCGCCGTGAAGGAGTACTTCGGCTTCAGCGTGGACGTTGCGTTCGTGGTGGCTTACAACAGCGACCCGACTACCGTTGCAAATCCAATCATCAAGGTTGGCGTCGCATCACCGGGCACAGATCCAATCGCACGCCCTGTGTACGTTGTCAACGCCTCTGAATTTCCCGCCTAAGGACGGACGGATGGACTACAACTTAGACTATAATTCAGATTTCGGCATCATCGCCGGATGACCCGGTGGGGGATGGGTGTTATCCCGTCTCCCACTTTTTTAAATCCTAATAAAGATGATCAGACTAAATGAAATAAAAAATGCGTTCGCCAGACTGATAGGCTGGCAGAGACAGAGCCAGCTCGTCGCTTCAGGTGAATGGAAGGAGACGGAGCAGGGCGAGAGCGGTCTGCTCTATAACGACGCACATCCTCTGATGACGCCGCAGAACATTGCCTCGGTCATGCCTGAGGATTACGTCCTGCGCTATCCGGAGTTCGCTGCCGGGACGGCTTACAGCAAGGGAGACAAGGTGCGGACAGGGAAGACAGTGTACCAATGCCTGGAGGACGGGACGGCGGACGCTCCGTCTGGTTCTGCTGCGTGGACAGTGTACCCGATAATCATCGACTATCAGGCTGAGCAGGTCGACAAGGGCGTGACGCAGATGCTGCAGCGGTTCACCGCAGACAAGTCAGTGTCTGGAGAGGGTCGTCCGCTTCTGGAGCGCCGCACGTTCTTCGACGGTGCTGGTCGCATCAGTGCGACAGCTGAGAACAGACACAAGCTGGTCGGCATGGAGATAGTGCCCGTCCGTTCCATGGGCGTGACTGTCAAGATTGAGAAAATCGGATTCCAGGGTGTCGGCGGTACGGGAACCATCCGCTTCTATCTGTTCCACAGCTCGCAGGTCGACCCTGTCAATGTGCTCGACTTCATCTACACCAGGACGAGCTGCGGCTTCCAGTGGTTCACGCCGTCAGAGGAGGTGACGCTCCCATACATCAGCGACGGGACTGACAGCGGAGGCGCATGGATGCTCCTGTACAACCAGGACGAGCTTCCGGAAGGTCTGGAGGCAATCAACGTCAGTAAGGACTGGAGCCGTGACCCGTGTGGAACATGCAACATCGGAAGCCTGGAGACATGGCGGGAAATCACCAAGTACATACAGATTTCTCCATTCTGCACTCCTGCACCTTCAACCTTCGCCGAATATCCGGAGATACCTGACATTGCGGTGCTCAACTACACAAACACAAGCAACTACGGCATCAACGTCGAGATTTCTGTAGGGTGCGACCTCACAGATTTCATCATCAGCCAGCGCAGCATGTTCGCCAACTGCCTGCAGATGCAGGTCGCTTACAATCTGCTCCGTACAATGGCGATGAATCCGGACGTAAGGGTCAACAGGAACCAGTCGAACGTGTCAAGGATGGACATCCTCTACGAGCTGGACGGCAACACACAGGGACGCAAGAGTGGACTTGGATGGGAGCTGGAGAAGGCATACAGGGCGCTGTCTCTCGACACTGCCGGAATTGACAGGATTTGCCTGCCTTGCAACAACCACGGCGTAAGATACAGGACTGTGTAGCTATGATCTCATCACTAATCAGCAGGGCGGAGAAGCTCCGGGACGGGCTCGAGGACGGTTCCATCATGAAGGGCATCGTGATGGAATATGAGGCTGAGCTGTGCGACATGAACACAGAGCGGCAGCTCTACGAGCAGGGCATCAACCGCCTCGGCGTGAAGCTGTCTGACTTCGCACCATACTCTGAGACCACCGTAATGCTCAAGCGCATCAAGGGCGACCCGTACGACCGTGTGACACTCCGTGACGAGGGGGACTTCCATGGAGAGTGGAAGGTCGATGCAGACGACAAGGGCTTCAGGCTCACGTCTTCAGACTGGAAGGAGGAGCTCCTTTGCAGGCATTACGGGAAGGAGATCTACGGACTGACAGAGGAGAACGCCCATGAATTTACAACTGAATATGTTAAGCCGGACTTGCTCCGGATAACCCGTGAAATCTTGTTAAGCTAATGATGGAAAGAATCGTTAAAAAGGAGAAGCCAAGGCTTTTCGACCTCGCAGTTTCATTTATCCAGGACAGCCTGGCAAAGGAGCTCCCGTGGCTGGATCATATCCTCCCATGCGCTGAGCGGCTTGTGAAGCACATCAACGGAAAACGTATATATACGCCCAACATCTATGTCGGAGCGAACGAATACGAGCAGATACTCCCGGACTCTGACGGCATCGGAAATTACTCGTTTTTCGTCTTGTCTGAGCCGCAGGAGACGTCGCATGACGTCGGCGGTCTGGTGAAGGTTCGCTGTCCGTTCTCCCTCATCGTCTGGCTTGACATAAGGACGGTGGACGTCGAGGACATCAGGGACAGGGAGAGCGTCAAGCTTGCGATACTCAGGGCGCTGAAGCGCACATGGATGCGTCACGGCTCCTTCACTGTCAGCGAGATCTACGAGAGGGCTGAGAACGTGTTCAAGGGCTTCTCGACCGATGAGATAGACAACCAATACCTGATGCAGCCGTATTGCGGCTTCCGGTTCGCCGGGAAAATCGAGATAGAGGAGGACTGCGAGCTATGATGGGGTATTATGTTTGTGTCATGATATTCACGGCGTGCCTGTCGTCGTGGGTGATATGCCTCCTTCGCAAGGTAGGCTTTATTGAGTGGGTGCAGGTTCACGGGAACGATTTCTTCCACAAGCTGTTCTCATGCGACTTCTGCCTCTCATGGTGGTGCAATGTCGCAGTCTGCTCTCTGGCTTCCATCGTCCTCAGGGAATGGTGGGTGCTGCTCCTTCCGTTCGTCAACACCAATATAACAAAAAAATTACTATGAAGACTGTTAAGATTGGGAAGCATGACATCATGCTGTATGATGACATCTCTGAGCTTCCGATGCGCCGTTTTCACAGGTTCAACAAGATGCTGCTCGTCGATTCCGGGATTGGCTCCGACCTCTCAGATATCGACAGGCACCTGGAACGCATCAAGGCATTCATCCGTAAGGAGAAGAAGGACGAGGCGCTCGCAGAGATTGAGAACATCCGCACTAACTTCTACTTCATCGGGCAGAACCTTTGCCCACGGTACCTGGCATTCGCCACGCTGGTTGCGGAGCTGGACGGGAAGCCTTGCGACGACCTATCCGACGACGGTCTCCAGAAAGTGGTGGACGCACTTGGGGACGTTCCTATGCCGACCTTGAACGCAGAGTTTGAGGCGGCTAAAAAAAAAATAGAGGATGACCTTGTGGTCTACTTCCCCGCCATGTTCGACGACCCGACAGTCAAGGAGTACTACGACATGATCCGCAGCAGGACGATTGCGGTGCTGGATGAGATCACACACGGAGCGGACGAGGAGACAGAGCGGAAGATTGACGACATTACGAACAGCATCCTCACCTATTCGGCTCCTCAGAACTTCAGGGGAACGGACAGCGTGGAGATACAGTTCGACCGCAACTTCGAGCGCATGTGCCACATAATCAGTTACCATCTAAACGTCTCTCCGAAGGACTACACTGTCACAGAGTACTACAGCGCATTCAACTACATCAAGGAAATCATCAAGGCAAAAAAAATGCCTGCTAAATTCAAGTAATAACAACAAGAAACAATGGAGAACCCGATTAAATATTCCGACCTCGTCCAACCTGACGGGTCGATTGAGCAGCTGATCAGACAGCTGAACGAGTTGCGCTCCACTTACTCCAGCTCCATCAGCGACATCAAGAGCCAGGCGAACGGCTTGGCTGAATCCCTGAAGAACGTGAATGGAGCTACCACTGAAGGACGGCAGGCTACGAAGGATGCTGCGACAGAGGTGGACAGGCTGCGGGAACAGCACAAGAAGCTCGCAGAGGCAGAGGAAGGGACACACAAGGAACTGATGCGCCTTAAGGACGCAACAAAGGAAGCGAACAAACTCACGCAGCTTGAGACGAAGCTCGCCAACTCTAAGGAGGGAAGCTACAACAGGCTGAGCGCCCAGTATTCGCTCAACAAGATACGGCTCAACGCCATGTCCGACGCAGAGAGGAGGGCGACACGGGAAGGTCAGCAGCTCGAGCGTGAGACGAGGGCGATATATGAGCAGATGAAGAAGCTGCAGGAAGCGACTGGCAAGCACCAGCTCAACGTAGGTAACTACTACCAGGGGATGCAGCAGGCGATGTCTGGATACGGTCAGCAGCTGACGTCCATGGTCACCGGAAACAACATGTTCCTTCAGTCACTCGTCAGCCTCGGAGGAGGCATGAAGGGAACGACGAGCATCATGGGAGGGCTTTCCGCAGGCTTGAAAGCCCTCGGGTCTACGCTCATGTCTATCATGGCTAATCCTGTATTCCTTGCAGTCGCAGGCGTGACTGCAATCGGAGCAGGCTTCAAGTGGTGGTACGACTACAACTCAGGCATACAGGAGGCGACGAAGCTGACGAGAGAGTTTACCGGGATGGCTGGGGAGGAGCTCCAGCTGTTCAGGTCAGAGGTGCTCGCCATCGCCAACACATGGGGGCACGACTACAAGGAAACCTTGCAGGCTGTCGATTCCGTCGCTTCAAACTTCAAGATATCGTTCCAGGAGGCTGCAGAAGCCATCAAGGACGGATTCGTGGCAGGGGCTGACCTTAACGGCGACTTCTTGAGCAAGCTCGGGCAATATCCGGCTTATTTCAAGGAGGCTGGTCTCTCAGCCCGTCAGTTCATCGCAATCGTCACGCAGACCCGCTCGGGTATATTCGGCGATGCTGGATTGGATGCTATTAAGCAGGCTAACGCACGCATCCGTCAGATGACAGACCAGACGGCTGGCGCCCTCAACTCAATCGGCATCAATGCGAATAAAGTGCAGGAAGACCTCGTCAGCGGTTCCCGCAATACGTTCGACGTTCTGCAGGAGGTGTCAGCCAAACTCTCAGAGCTGCCGCCAGCCTCTCAGGAGGTCGGCGAGGTGCTCGTCAACGTGTTCGGTAAGCAGGGACGGGATGCTGGTCTTGAGATGATCAAGAGCCTGCAGGACATCAGCACCAACCTCGACGAGGTGAAGGCGCAGACAGGAGAGCTCGGACAGCTGGAGGAGGAGCAGATGAAGGCGGAGAAGGAATACCAGACGGCTCTGGCTGCGCTGTTCGACATGACAGGAGGAAACTTCGAGAAGATGAAGTCGAGTGTCTCTCTTTTCATCAAGCGTGGGCTCACGTCTCTGATTAAGGGAATCATCGACCTCGCCAACTACATCATCGAAGCTTACAACAAGAGTGCGACCTTCCGGGCTATCTGGAACGGCATCCAGTTCGTCTTCAAATCAACGTTCGCATTCATCGGAAACCTGTTCACGGCGTTCATTGACACCTTGAAGGGCATCGGAAAGATGGTTGTCGGCATCTTCACGTTTGACTTCGATGAGATTGCGGACGGATTCGAGAAGGCTGCGTTCGCAATCCCTAAGATGATCCACGCACAGGCGAAGGACATGTCACGCTACCTCGATGACGCAGTCAAGGCTCAGAACAGCAGGATGACGCCAATCAAGATACCGGTGGAACTGGATGACGGGACAGGAGGAACAGGTTCGCAGAGTTCAGGCAAATCGACAGCACAGACCAGAAGGAGCGTCGTACCATCATCAGCAGTCAAGAGCACACCGAAGAGCACGGCGGCGAGAGCGGCAAAGACAGCGAAAGGCAGGGTGAAGACACAGACGCAGGATCCGAACCAGCAGCACGACCGTACAATAGACGCAGGTTACCGGGCAGACCGTGCCAGGATTGAGGCGCAGCGGAAGGCTGAGGACGAAGCGCTGAAGATGGAGAACGATTCGCTGGCTAAGCGTCTCAAGGTGATAGACCTCCACTACAAGCGGGAGATTACTGACATCCAGTCCTTTATCAACATCAAGCGCCAGATGCGCATGGCAGACAACCGCCTAAGCGCAGAGGAGGAACAGGCGTATTACGACCAGATCCACGCACTGCAGGCTCAGTGGACACAGGCGCAGATGGACGCAAGCAAGCAGTATGACATAGATCAGCTGCAGCAGCAGAAAGAGGCGATAGACCTAAAGCTCAAGAGCGTGAGGGAAGGCACGACTGAAGAGCTGCGCCTCAGGATGGAGGCGCTTGAGAAGGAGCGGGAGATAGCGCTCCTGAGGAACGAGCTGCTCGACCCGGCGAACGCACAGAGCGCCGCAGACATCAACGCATCGTACGACACACTTGCGCAGGAGATCAACGACAAGTTCATGCAGGCGAACCTTGAGCGGTTCGACAAGGAGCAGGAGCTTGCCCAGAGCGAGTTCGACCTGATGGAGCAGAGCGAGCGTGCGAAGACCCGCTACAGGCTCAAGGCAGAGAAAGAGAGGCTGGAGCGCATCCTCGACCTCAACCTTGCAATGGGCAAGAAAATGTCAGACGTCGAGGTTCAGACAATCATGAACCAGATACAGAAGATCAACAAAGATATCGATAACGAGGCGCCGAAGGACATCTACGACACATTGGGATTCAACCTGTCGGACGAGAAGAAGCAGGCTATAGACCAGTCCCTGCAGTATGCCAACGAGGCGCTCAATTCGTTCATGGATTCATACGTCAAGGCTGCAGAAGCCCGGGAACAGCTCGCACAGAAGCAGGTGGACAGTGCCAAGAGCACGCTGGAGGCTGAGATTGAAGCCAGGAACAAGGGCTATGCGTCAGACGTGGCAGGCGCACAGCGAGAGCTCGACCTCGCACGAAAGACGCAGGAGAAGGCACGGAGACAGGCTGAGAAAGCACAGAAGGCGCAGGCGCTCATACAGGCTGCGGAACAGGCAGGCAACCTCGTCACCGCATCGTCGCTCATCTGGTCGCAGCTCGGATTCCCATGGGCTATCCCGGCGCTCGCTGTAATGTGGGGCTCGTTCGCATATTCCAAGATAAAGGCAGTCCAGGCAGTGGGCAAGAGCGAGGAGTACGGAGAGGGCACCGTCGAGCTCCTGAGCGGTGGAAGCCACCAGTCAGGCAATGACGTAGACCTCGGGACTAAGTCTGACGGGACGAAGAGGAGAGCCGAAGGCGGCGAGTTTTTCGCTGTCATCAACAAGCGCAACTCCCGAAGGTTCCGCAAGCAGATCCCTGACGTCATCCGCTCTCTCAATGACGGGACGTTCGGCGCCAAGTACATGAGCACTTACAAGACGGACGACGGGCTTGTGGTCAACGTATCCGGATCTCCTGAAGAGCTGAGAATGATGGCGACAGACGTCAGCGCAATCAGGAGGGCGCAGGAGCGCAAGGTGTACACAGACGCACACGGCAACACTATCGAACAGTATAAGAACCTCAGAAAAACGACAAGAAGATGAGAGCAGCACCAGACTACAGATTCTACATCCAGGTTGAGGAGGGGGTGAAAACCCTCTCCCATCCTGTGTGGAAGGCAGACATGAACATAGACTACCAGGCGGAGGACGGCGGCAAGTATTTCCGTCGGTCGCTTAGTGACAAGCTCACCTTCCTCGGTGATGACTACACAAGGATCATGGGCGCAGGATACGACGAAACTATCCATGTATGGATGGAGATCTCGACAGACCTCGGGCTCACATGGGAGCAATACTGGCACGGCACGTTCACACGCACTGACTGCACGATACGGACGGACGACAGGATGCTTACTGTCCAGCCGTCTGTGTCTGACGAGTATAAGGCGGTATTGGACGGCATGGAGAAAGAGTTCAACATCATCGAGCTCAAGCCTCAGACAGACAGGGTCAAGGTAGCCAAGCGCCCGCTCATCCAGATATACGTCCCGGGTGACACCGTAGTGAGCTGCTTTATCTCCGGCAACAGCTGGGAGGAGGACGCTGAGGAGGTGACGAGTAAGTCAGACCTCGTCAACAGGTACCACTTCTCACTCAACACCATCCTCAAGGAGATGGAGGTGACAAGCTCCGGAGGCTTGGACGCAGCAGCAGGAACCTATTCAGGCAGGGTGACCGCAGACCAGCAGGATCTGTGGAGCGGTAAGCTGTACAATGGAGACCGGACATATTACATCGAGGTGCGGCAGACGCAGGAGAGCGTTGCGGAGTATGAGTGGCAACAGACGATTGTGTGGCTGTGCAGGGCGTCTGACGATGCGCAGCTGTACTACTACGAGCAGCTCAACGGCACGTTCGACAACAAGGTATTCACTATGTCTCCGGCAAGCGGCAGCGGAATGACGGGCAGCATGTCGGTAGACATGTGGACTTACAACATGTTCGCCCGCCTGCTGTGTGACGTGGAGCAGCTCCACGGACAGGCAACCAACACAATCCCGGACGCCGACATAGTAACCAACAACCGCAATTACAGGCGCTGCGCCGGGTATGCCGTCCCGGTGACGTATATCAGCAACCTCCACAGCACGGAGCCGTCAGAGTATGGGCGCAGGGACGACGGCACATACTTCCTGCCTCCATACACGGCGGCGGGAAACAAGATGTTCCCGGTCGCCCAGTCCACTTGGAGATACGCATCGCTGTGGTTCTCACACAACCTCGTGGATGAGGAGACGGACAGGAGGGCACGGAAACAGTACATACTCCGTGACGCATACGAGATGGCAAGCTGCATCTCAGTGCTGCTCGGAGAGATAGCGCCTGGCATCACACACCAGGCGACTGCAGACTACAGCACCTTCCTGTACGGAGACACTAATCCCGTGAGCGGTGACAGGTGGAGGCTGTACATGACGCAGAAGACCAACATACTGAAGGGCGAGTACTCAGAGCCTGCAATGAAGGCTGAGACGAGCCTCTCGCAGATCCTGCGCATGCTGCGTGACGTGTTCGGACTGTATTGGTTCATCGACGGAGACAACCGCCTCCGCATCGAGCACATCTCATGGTTCCAGCGTGGCGGGTCATACCAGTCAGACATCAGGGAGGTGGGGTACGACCTGACGACAATGCTCAACGTGAGGAACGGGAAGCCGTGGTCGTACGGTCAGGGAGAGCTCACCTACGAGAAGGAATCAATGCCTGCGCAGTACAAGTACGGGTGGATGGACGAGACGACGGCAGGCTTCTCCGGTCTCCCGGTCCACATCTTGTCGCC